GAGCTCCAAGGTATTTAGCCCTAATGAATATCTCCTTTTCAATTGCCTTAACCATTGCCTTTCTGGCTTCCTTTGTTACATTGAAATGTAGTACCATACTCGTACCTCCTTATGATTTTTTGGTATGTACATTAATCACTCTGAAAACCGGATAAAGCAACGAATATGTGCATTCTTCCATGTAGAATCAAGGGGCTATATTCTTCCGTCCATTTGTGCATAGTAGACAATGCCCGATAACACATAAAATACGTTAGGCAGAGCCACCCCGTTACCCCACATCTTATATTCTGCCGAATCGGAGTGAGGTGCTTTAAGCCACTTTATAATCTGTGCATCCGTTTTCGGTTTACCCTTTTTACCGAGTGCTTTTGCATGGGTTTCAAATATATCTCTCCACCTTGCAACATCTTCATCAGTAGGATTCTCTATTGCCAGGTCATCGCACCACCAGTCAGGAAAGCCCTGCAGTCTTGCACATTCCGTAGGTGTAAGCCTTCTGACTATATAGTCGGGCTCATTCACAATCGGTGGATCCTTATAATCTGTAGCAACTAAAGTATTGGCAAGTTCCTCATTGGCCTCCGTAAAGAATGATGCCTTTGAAGAAGAAAACTTAGGATGTGCTACCCCGGATGCACCAGCAGCCACAAGGGTAGGTTCGACCTCTTCTTCAACACAGAAACTGAACTTTGCATTGTAGCCCTGGTTCATGGCGGGTCTGCCGATACCATATGCAGGCTCACCCACAAAGTTTTCTTCCGGGTTCTTAAGCATCTGCGATGACGGACCCTTGGGACCATCATTGGCTGATATGGTCGCATGAACATCAGCAAAAGCAACAGCGTGTTGCTCTGTAGCATTTAAGGTGTACATGATATCCGATTCCTTATAGCCGTCACCCTTATGAGAAGGTCTTGTGCCGTTGCCTTCAACCACGGCAATGCCACCCTGGTTACAGGTCGGATTTCCTCCGTTACCATCAAGGCATCTTGAGGTTTCTGCCTCATAGAATCCACTGTTCGGATTATCTGATTTCATACTGTTACTGCCTTTGGAACACACACCGAAAGCCTGAACAACTGCCACCCCGCCCTGGTTGGAGTCGGGAGCATTGCCACCCGTATCGATAGTTCTTGAGGTATCCGTCTCATACACATTCTGCCTTGCATTCCTTGTACCCTCGGAAGTAAATCTCACATCAAAGGTACGAGGAGGCTGAACTATAAACGGCTGATTGTTACCACCGGTCCCGAAGGTAGATGATACCGTCTGCGATACAGCAAGCGGTCCCGTATAACGGCAGTCCTGTGAGTGGTTTTCAAACATTACGCTGTCGCAGCCTGTTTCTCCAACGCTTTCTGAAGGACGGCAGGTAGTGTCTTGCCACGACTTGAAGCCCTGCGCAGAATACCCAGACAGGCCTTCGGACTCAAATAGTATTTTTCCGGCACTCCCTCCATCAAAATCTGCGACAAGGTAGATACGTTGTCTTCTCTGGGGTACTCCCCAAAATTGAGCATCGAAGAGACGCCATGCGACTGAGTAACCGTCTCCCATGATCCGTCCTGCCTTCTCCCATTTTGAAGGTTTAGATATAGACACTTCTGCATCTTTGACTTTGCAGATTTCTTCGAGGACACATCTGAAGTCCTCTCCTTTATTTGACGAGAATGCCCCAGGGACGTTCTCCCACACGATATATCTTGGATACTGTCCATTTGTAGCCTCCCTCATTTCTTTTATAATTCTTATTGCCTCATAAAAAAGGCTCGAGCGTTTACCACCCAAGCCATCTCTACACCCGGCAATCGACATATCCTGGCAGGGACTTCCGAAGGTTATGATATCCACGGGTTCAATCTCCGAGCCTTTGATTTTTGATACGTCACCATAATGTTTCATATTCGGAAACCGAACCTCGGTTACCCTTATCGGGAACGGTTCAATCTCTGAATTAAAAATGGGTGTGATGCCAGCAAGCACTCCACCCAATGGAAAACCCCCGGAACCGTCAAAGAGGCTGCCGAGGGTAAGCTGTTTATTCTGTTTTCCCATCCTCAAAATCAACCTCCTTCACAAGATCGGAGTACATGAGTTTTTCTCCGTTACGGATAACATACACATTATCCGCATCGTCAGTATCTTCCACATACCGTCTTAAGATGACGGATGCATATTTTTCATCAAGTTCCATCGAATAGCAGATCCTGTTCGTCTGCTCACAGGTCATAAGGGTCGAGCCCGAACCTCCGAATGTGTCCACCACGATAGCATTCTCCTGTGATGAATTTCCAATAGGATATGCCAAAAGGTCTAATGGCTTACTCGTGGGGTGGTTCTTATTTTTCTTCGGCTTATCAAAGTTCCATATGGTTGTCTGACTTCTGCCTGCCGCCTTGCTCCAGTAGTGTTTCCCGTTCTGAAGGAAACCATAAAGCACAGGCTCGTGCTGCCACTGATAGTCAGACCGTCCGAGTACCAGGGAGTTCTTTACCCAGATACAGCACCCCGATAAATGAAAGCCTGCATCAACAAATGCCTTACGGAAGTTTAAGCCTTCGGTATCCGCATGGAATACATAAGCCGAGCCACCTTTTTCAAGATGCTCGGCCATGTTCTTAAATGCAGAAAGAAGAAATTCATAAAACTTCTCGCTTTCCATCTTATCGTTTTTTATCGAAAGTCCGTCTGAACTCTCAAAGGCTACATTGTATGGCGGATCCGTCACGATGAGGTTTGCTTTCTTCCCATCCATCAAGGTATCCACATCCTCTTTGGAAGTAGCATCTCCGCACATAAGCCTGTGCCTGCCTACAATCCATACATCGCCTCTTTCAACAAATGCAGCTTTCTCCAAAGCATCGGAAAGGGCGAAATCATCATCCTCTGCCCCGGTTGTACTTTTATCTGCAAAAAGGTCAGCAATCTCATCTTCATTAAATCCCGTAAGAGATACATCAAAGTCCATCCCCTCCAATGCCTCAATCTCGACACGGAGCATTTCTTCGTCCCATCCGGCATCCTGTGCATATCTGTTATCCGCAAGGATATATGCTTTCTTCTGTGCCTCGGTCAAGTAGTCTACCAAAACACACGGAACCTCTGTCAGTCCCTCTTCCTTTGCAGCCATAAGTCTTCCGTGTCCGGCTATGACATTAAAATCTGAATCGATGATAACGGGATTCACAAAACCGAACTCCCTAAGTGACCCACGCAGTTTGTTGACCTGCTCCTGTGAATGGGTACGGGCATTATTCACATAAGGAATCAGCTTATTGATGTCTACCATCTTCATTTCACTTGTATGCTTTCCCATCAGAATAACCCCCATTCCGCAAACTTCTCGAAACCGCCAACGCTCTCTATATAGTCCCTTGCAATATTTACAATCTCGCAGTAAGGTCTGCCGTCAACTTCCTCATCACCGATGGCGCAGCACAACTCCACAGGCTTACCCGTTTTCTGTGCTTTAAGGAAAGCATAAATATTGACGGATACATCTGCCTTGGATAAGTCCTTACCATGAAGACCGCCACCTGTAACAGAGTCCGCCATATCACTTCCGAGTTTTCTGTTCGTTGCCCCGGTATCTACATCCGTTCCTCCCACCCAGGGACCTAAGGGATTGACCTCCGCACCTGGGTAACGGTTTTTAAGTTCATCTGTATCCGCATTGCTCTGGCAGATGATAAGCCTTGCCCCGTCAACGATGTACTTTCCGTCTGTCGGATACTTTGAAAAAATCTCATGGGCAATCTCTGACATTGCTTTCTGTTCATCAGTAAGAGGCATTCCCTTAAAGATACCGTTATCACCACAACGGACAGTTCCGATCTGATTCTCAGCCAGATGGATGTCCTGGGGAACTATCTGTATGTCTGTTTCAACATCCCCGGCAAGCCGGAAGATGATATCCGCAATGTCTCTCTCATCGAGGTTTGCAGTTGTTTCGATTATTACATGACACTTGCCATGACCGAGCAGAACTTCCACAGCCACTTTCGGCTCGGGTTCTGTAGTATAAGCAAGATCTACTATTGCACCCGCTATTCTGTCTGCCAGCTTATCGGGATGCATCGGATTTACTTTTTCTATCATTTGTTTTAACCTCTCATTCTTACAAGCATCTCCATAGGGTCTTCTTCATCCGCACTAAAATCCGTGGAGCAGTTCTCACGGACTACTTGGAATATCTGATACCATATGGTGTTTACCTGTTTCTGATAATTCTGAGCCATAGCTACAAAAGGACTTGCACAAGCCTGTCCCGTTGTCGGATGCTTGGAAAGAAAACCATACTCCGATATGGCCTCTTCGCACTGAATAAGTCTTGATACCGACATCGCATACTGCTCTATCATATGTTTGCTGACAAGTCTGTCGCAGCCCTTATCCTTCATCTGAGCTACATAGCCGTCGAAGTTAGCTTCGCCGGTAACGAACTCGAATCTGAGGGTCGGGGTAACGCCGAGCTCAGCAAGTCTCATGGGCAAATCTCTGTAA